GGTTCAAATTTTTACGGGAATTAAAACACGGACCTAATAATTTATCCTTTATGGAGTTTTGCCGTGTGTTTAGGAGCCGGTGCGAAAGCACGAAATGAATCAGCGCGAAGACGCTACAAATATGAAAATGAGCGTAGAGAAAGAAATTGGATGCAAACGATTTCCATCTATAATGCTCAAAAAGTTAAATATGATGAAGATGTAGAGAATGCTAGTTTAGCTCAAGCTCAAGCAAAGGTCCAACAGCAAGAAGCAATGGATCTTGCTAGAGGTGAAGCACAGATTAAATACGCCGAACTATTCAGAACATTACAAACAGATAGCACTTATGGAAAATTAGTAGCAGCTGGTCAAACAGGTCAATCTACTAGAAGAAGAGGTGTATTAGATTATGCTAAATACGGCAGAGAAGTAAGTGACATTGCTAGAAAACTAACTCTTAATGATAGAGAATTAGCTAAGAAAAGTTCAAAAGAAATTGCAGCATACAAGCAATTTAAAGATCAGGCATTTGCCAAAGTTGCATTTCAACCTATTCCAGATGTTGCACCACCACAACCAGTTATGGAAAGTGTTGGAGCAGCTGTATTTATGGATGCTTTATCTATTGGTTCATCTATAGCAACTATGGGTGGCAGTTCAGGATTTAATATTTGGAATTAATTATGACAGACAGTTTTTTTAATTTTACAGAAGCTCCTGACTTTGCTTCAGCTATTGCTGGGACATATGGTTCTGTTAATGAAAGTTATGACAGACGTGAACAGCTAGAACGGGAGAACGATAAAACGCGGGAAAGAAATGCTGAAATGCCATTAGAGATAATAAAAGAGTTAATCGAATTTTCTCCAAAAGCAAAGAAGATGGCAGATGGTTTAGTAGAACAAAGAAGGAAAGGGCTATTAAGTCAAAGATATAATGGTATTAGTGAAGAAGATCAAGCAACAGATAAGGCAGCATTAGATACTGTTTTCGATTTTGGTAAAGCTGAGAACTTTATTAAAAACGCAGCTTTAAAAAATGGAGATAATGTTACTTATGAAACATTAGATTTTGGTGGTGCTCATGGAGCAAGAAGAAGACTTCTTTTGATGGAAAATATAAAGCAAAGATCAAAAACAGAGTTTACGCCTTTTATTACTGCAAGGTATCCAAACGGTATTAATGACGTAGATACAGCAAGAAAAGCTTACGCTGAATTTGAACAATATGTTCTTACTAATGCTGATGGTGTAGGGATGCCTTTAGGGTTTGTTAAGAACCAAATGAAAGATACTTTCAAAGGTATAGAAACAGCTTTTTACGAAACTCAAAATAAAAAAATAACTGCTTTAAATGTTTCTAAAGAACAAAGCAGAATGATAGAAGAAGTTAAGAATGCTATAAACAGTGATACTCCTTCTCAATCTTTTCTAGAAACATCGGAATATAATCTTGGGTTTTTTGATGGAAACAGAGCTAAAGCTCAAAGAGCATTTATAAACATAGGACTTATGGGTATGAAGAAAGGCGTTATTAATATTGATAAATTTGAAAGTGTATTGTTTGGTGAAATTACTGCAAAGGGAGATAAAACAAGAATACTTATAGACAAGCTAGGTGGTGGTGTAGAGAATACACTATGGGCTGAAGGTGTACTTGCATCTATTGAACAAGCAAAGAAAGGTGTATTTGAAAACAAAGCTTTATCAAGAACTAACTATGCAAAAGGATTTGTAGAAGAGATACAAAAGATAGAAGACGGGCAAGATACCCGTATGACTAAGCTTGAGTTAGCTAAATATGTACAATCTAATTGGGATATAAAACAAGGTGGCAGTAACCTTCCTGAAGCTGTTAAAAACAGATTTGCAAAAGAAGAAGGTGACGATATTCTTATCAGAGCACAATTAGATTACAAGCTTAATAAAGGTATTCCTATAACAAAAGAAGAAGTTCTTAAATTAAGTGATCCTTTTGTCGAAGCTCAATATTTACCTAAAGTTGCTGACGGTGGTAATCCACTAGCACCTTCAAAAGATTTCCAAGATTTAGCAAAAACTCAAATTAAAGGTTTTGCAACAACCCATGCTAAACAACAAGGTGTAGCCCCTGGAAGGGAATCTACTCAATGGAATAACATTGTTGAAAATGCTGAACGTGAGTATCCAATACTGTTTGCTAAACATATGCAAGCAACTAACAGTGCAGTAGATGCACATATTCTTGCTTTACAGGATATTCAAGGCAGAACTAATGCTAAAGTTTATGATCATTTAGTTGTTAATAGAGATGGTAATAAAACTAGACTTGTAAACCTTCTTAAAGCTGAAGAACATATTAAAACTATTGACCCAAACATTATGGATACAGGTCTTATTTTTGGAACTGAGGATATTGTTGTACAAGCAAGTAAATACCCAACAGGTAAAACACACTTATTTTATGATCAACTTGCTGATAAAATTCAAGGCGTAACAGGAGCAGAGTTGCAATATAAACAAGTAGAAATCTATAACAAGATGAATGGTTTAGAAAAACCTATAAAGTCTGATGTTTTACTTGCATATGAAAAACTTGATCCTAACGTTCAGTTCTTTTTATCTCATCACCCATCTCCAGCCAAAGTTGCTAGAGCAAAGATTGAAGCATTTAAAGATGATGCACAGATTGACTACGATGAGATTTCATTGTTAGTTCCTGAAGCACAAGCAGTTGTAGAGAAAATGATAAAAGAAGATCCTTCTGCTGTTGCAAGTCAAATTTCAACAGAAGATTTTATGAATCTCACACCTGAAATGCAACAAGACATTCTACAAACTCCGCAATTAGGTAAGCTTGAACCTCGCAAAGGTGATTGGCAAAGAACTGATCAAGGTACTTTTATAGTTTGGAATGGCGATCAATGGATAGAAAGAGGAGTCTTCGCAACAGGTAATAAAGAAGCATATAAAGGCGAAATAAATGAATATCTCGACAGAGACAAAGTAAGAAGAAAAATTTAGTTACTACGGTAATGCATTATGAGTTCTGATTTTCAGATTGATATTGATGCTCAGGCTCTACAAGATACAGAGCTGGAGTTCAATAAAATTTATGAGGAGAATGAAAAGGTTGAAGCTCAACAAAAAGAGCAAGAACTTTTACTCCAACAACAACAAGAACAAGCTAAGGCTGAGTTCGATGATCCAAGAGAGAAAGAAGGTGGAGGTGGACTAAGAGGAGTTTCTAAGGAAATTCGATCTGCTATAGGCGGAGGATTGCAAGACACTGCGTCCTCTGTTGTCACCTTACCTGAAAGAGCCATTGATATGTTCAGTGGTGAAATGGTACAAGAGCAACAAACTGAAGAAGGTTATGGTGCTGAATGGGATGACTGGTTTGTAAATGATGCAAACCCAATAGAAACTAAAACATGGTGGGGAGGTGCTCTACGGAGTCTTGTTCACTTTGGTTCAATGGCTGCTGCCATTATTCCAGCTGCAAAAGTAGCTGGCGTTACAGCTGCATCTACTGCCCTTGGTAGTTTAGTTAGAGGTGCTGGAATTGGTGCGGTTTCTGATGTCGTTTCTAAATATTCTCAAGAAGATAATGGTCTTGGTATTTTAAGAGATCGTTTTAATTTTATTGATACACCACTATCTACAAAAGAAGATGACCACCCTGCAATGAAGACATTGAAGAATGTTGTAGAAGGTATGGGTATCGGTGTGATTTTTGATGGCGTAGGTATGGCTTTAGGTAAAGGAATTAAAAAGTTTAAAACACCTAGTGGTAAATATATTCCTGAATCTAATCAACTACCTAAAGGAACAATAGTAGAAGATGGTACACAAGATGCTGTTGAAAGAGCTATGGCTAGAGAAGCCAATGTTAATGCACAGATAGGAGAAAAAGCTGCATTACAGGCTCAGTCAATGAGAGGTCAATATGGTGCTTATAAAAACAAACCTATTTCTGATCCTTGGCAAGCAGCTCCTAACTCAACTGGTAAACCAGCTGATGTCTATTATCAAAAGCAAAGAATAGATAATGACTGGGGTTCCCAACATGGGTCTACTGATAGTCCATTCACTCAACGTCAGATAGAGAATCTTTCTGAAAGTGCAGATATTGCTGAAAAAGAAATGGTAGAACTTCTTCAACCATTTATGTCAGATGCCAGAATCCAGGCAGAGATTGCTGCTTTAAAAAAAGGTCAATCTTTATCAGACAAATTTTATGACTCTATAAGAAGAGCACATGAAGTAATGCATGGCAGAGAACGTTTGGAAGATATAGATCCAGAAATGTTTGCTGCATTTGATGCTAGAAGTGACACTATTAAAGGTAAGAAAGTTTGGCAAACAGGTGATGTTTTAGCAGCTGATTTCGTAATAGGTGCACTATTTAGAAAAGCTAGAGATCATGGTATTGCTGGTAGAGAACTATTTGATATTGCTGATTTAGCAGATATAGATGGTCCAGCTAAAAACTTATACGACACCCTTGTTGGTGCAATCGTACAAAGAAAGATAGCATCATATACACGAGGCATGGAATTAAAAAACCTTGATGTACGTAACCCAGCAAACAAAACTCAATTTAAAGAAGCTGTACAGGCTGAAATAGATAAAACAAAAACTGCTTATCAGATAGCTTTTAAATATGCTGGCGACAATCAAGATGACAGTCTATTTAGAGCATATTATGAAGCGGTATCAATGAGTAATGATATCCATAACTTTGATGATTTTGATGCTTGGATTAAAAAGAAACTTAAAGGTGGTGAACTAAACGGTAAAACACAAACTGGTGTTCTTATTAAAGAATTACAAGGTGTAATGATCAACAGTGTTCTTAGTGGACCTAAGACTTCTGTTAGAGCAATTATGGGTACAGGAACTGCTACGTTCTTAAGACCTTTTGCACAAGTAATTGGTTCAACTATTACTGGTGATAAAACCACACAGAGAGCATCTTTAGCTGCTATGAGTGGAATGATTGAATCTATACCAGAAGCTTGGAAAGTATTTAGTACTAAGTTAAATTCTTACTGGTCAGGAGATCTATCTACGATTAAAACTAGATATGTTCAAAGAACTAAAGGTGATGAACAATGGGCTTTATTTGGTGACTGGATAGAAAACAGTGGCAAGGCAGATGCTGGAGATAAGGCTGCATACTATATGGCTAACATGGCTAGATCATTGAATGACAATAAGTTTCTGACTTATTCAACAAAGATGATGGCTGCCACTGATGATACTTTTGGTTATATTCTTGCGAGATCCAGAGCTAAAGAAAAGGCAATGCGTCTAGCAATGGAGCAATTGAATAAAGGTAATATAACTGATATAACTCCTGATTTATTAAAGAATGCACAAGATAGATTTTATTCTCAGATAACAGATGCTGACGGTAATATCACAGAAGCTGCAACTATCTTTGCTAAACAGGAAGCTACATTAACTACTGACTTAACTGGATTTTCTAAAGGATTAAATGATGTATTTGAATCAGCTCCTTGGGCTAAACCATTTTTCTTGTTTGCAAGAACAGGTGTAAACGGTTTATCTCTAACAGCTAAACACACTCCAGGATTTAACTTTTTAGTAAAAGAGTGGAATGATATAGCTTTCGCAGATCCTAATAATTTAAAAGGGCTAGATAGGTATGGAATAGAAACAGTAGAAGATTTAGCTAATGCTAAAGCTTTACAGGCTGGAAGATTAGCTATTGGTAGTTCTGTTATATCTATGGCTGCACTTCACTTTATGAATGGTGGTCTTACTGGTAATGGACCAGCTGACAGACAGAAAAGACAAGCATGGATTGATGCTGGATATAAACCTAGAACTATAACAATAGGTGGAGTACAAGTTAGTTATGACTCATTTGAACCATTTAACTTAATGCTTTCAACTATTGCTGACATTGGCGATTACAGCCAATTAATGGGCGAAGAGTGGACAGAAGATAACTTCCAAAAATTAGCACTAGTAGTTGCTCAAGGTATCTCTAGTAAATCTTATATGGCTGGTATTCAACAGTTTGTAGATTTATTTGGAGGTCAAGCTGGTTCATGGGAAAGAATTATTGCTGGATTAATTAATAACCAAATTCCTCTTTCTTCCTTAAGGAATGAATTAGGTAAAGTATTTAATCCTCATATGAAAGAATTAAATTCTGGAATACAGGATGCTATTAGAAATAGAAACTTGATCACTGAAGGATTAGATCCTGAAGGTGGTTTACCTACTAAATACGACATGCTTAATGGACAACCAATTAAAGATTGGGATTTCCCAACTCGTATGTTTAATGCATTTAGTCCTTTCTATATAAATTTAGATCAGGGTGAAGGTAGAAAACTTTTATTTAATAGTGGTTATGACATGAGAATGTCAACCTACTCATCGCCAGATGGAATTGATCTAAGTGATAATCCACGTCTAAGATCTAAGTTTATGAAAGCTATAGGTGATCAAAACCTAGAAGCTAAATTAAATAAATTAGCTACTGATGAAAGAGTTATTGCTTCACTTGAAAAAATGCAAGGTGATCTAAGAGCTGGTAGAAGAGAAATAAATCCAAGAACAGCATATGTTCATAATAAAATTATCCATTCATTATTCTTAGATGCAAGAAGAAAAGCTTGGGCGATGGTTTCTAACGATCCTGAAGCATTAGAGTTATATCAAGAAGATAAAAGAATCAATATACAAAACGCAACCTCATTAAATCAAACAAGTAATTACACATATCAAGAAAGAGACAGTAATCCATCTGATTTACTTCTGCCCTACAGATAAACAATCCACTCGCCACAACACAACTAAATAACAAATCGTTTGTAAAAACAAATGGCGACAACTGAACATTTTAGAAACGGAGGAGGTACATCCTTTTCCTTCGTTTTCCCGATTCTTGCGAATAGCGATTTAAAAGTAGAAGTTTATAACGCTACTTCAGGAGTATGGGATGCAAAAACCGAAAACACAAGTGGTCAAACAGATAATGACTACACAATATCAAACACAAATGTAGTATTTAACAGTGCTACTCCATC